GGCCGCAGGGGCGCTCATTACCTGTAACGTGGCCAACGATCCGAACAATCCGTCCGGGGAGTACATCTCAGCCAATGGGCAACCGTATTTTCTTGTGCAGTCGCAGACAACCGGGGTAACATCTTGGAACACGCGCAAAGGCGCGGTCATGCCCGCATTGGGGGATTACTCCTTTTCGCAGATCTCCGGCACAGCAACGGCTGCGCAACTTCCGGCACTCTCAGCGCTCAACGGCCAAATCACGCCAGCACAGTTGCCCACGACGATTATTTGCAATGCCGCTTTAGGGGCGAGCGGTTCGCAACTCACTGTAACACTTACTTCTTGTGTGCCGTAAGGAGGGCCAGACGTGGCCATTGCGTTTGATTTTCAGCGGGCATTTGAATCGGTCCACGAAAGACTGAACGATATTTCGAACGATCAGGCTGAGGCGCGGACTCACCTCAAGAACCTGCTCGGTAATGGGCAGCCCGGAAGAATGACAATCGTCGAAGCGGAAGTCGACGATCTGAAGCGGTGGCGGGATGGTGCCAAGGGTTATTTGGCCGGCGCTGTGGCTGTGATCATTCTGCTGGGATGGCTTGGGCACTTTGCAATCGATTACTTTCTTCACAAATAAAAAAGGAGAAACACCCAATGAAAACTGTGACAAAGTATCTGCTCGGCTTCGTCGGTGTTGTAACCGCGGTAATGCAATCCCCAACTGTGCAAGCGGCGGTTGTCGGGTTCGTCGCCGCGCATCCTGGGATTTCGGCCTTAGTTGGCGGAGTGAGCACAATCCTTGCTCTGCTCCATAATCCGTCAGCCTCATCGTAAAGGCTTTGACTCGGCAATAACTCAAAAGGAGAAACACAATGAAGGTTAAGCTTATCGCAGTTGCTCTATCGTTCACGCTGTTCTGTACCGCCTGTTCTGCCGCATGGATTTCGACGCTCGATTCCATTCTCGCAGCGGGGGCGCCGGCGCTCATTGACATCCTGCAGATTGTGGCTGTGGCCAACGGTCAGCCGTTCAATCAAACCTTGGCAACGAAGATCGATACCGACGCTGCGAACTTGAAGCAGATCGCTGCAAGTTTCGCGTCCGATCCGTCCGGCAACGCCTGCCAGGAGCTCAATGAATACGTTGCCACCTATCAAGGGGATCTACAACTGGTCGAACAGGTCACGCAGGTTACTAACCCGCAGACTCAGCAAAAGATACTGCTGTTGACCACGCTGGTAGCTGGGACCATCGATGCGATTACGGCGGTCATCCCATCGTGCTCAAGCACGGCGAATGTGAAAATGGTGAACCTGACAGTCCCTCCGCCGAACCTGCGCAATTTCGTGACGTCTTACAACTCGGTCTTGGTCGCGAAGACCGGATACGCAGTAGTGGATGCCAAAACAGCGCATCTCAGAATTCACGAGCACTCGAAGTTTTGGCGGTACACGACTCTCGGGTTGCTGAAGTAGAAGTGTCATGCAGAGATTGGGTGCGAACGGCTTTCACAAGTGCGGCATCTGCGGCATGCCCGGCCATCAAGCTGGAGAATGTCCGCTGGCAACGCACTACCATGCGCAAGCCGTTCGCGCAGTCCTTGCTGGGAAAGCCACTCCAGACGACATCCGGGAAGCTTACCGGCCCGTAGCGAAGCGTGAAGGTGTGAGAACGTAGGAGGGTTTTTATGGCTGCGATGAACCCCAAAGTAACGAACATCCCAATCGGTGCCAAGGGTGGCCCGATGAAGAATATCGTCTTGACGATCATGGCGTCGAAGGTGGTGATCTCGGAAGATCCCAGCTATAACGGCGGCCAACTCCAAGGTCTGACCGGCTACTATATCGACACCCAACCTCCGCAGCAAGTCGTACCGATCGAGCCTGGCGGCGCTGCGCCACCGAATGCCTCGCCGGCTACTCTTCAAGTGTGGTTGCCGAACACAAACGGTCAGGTCGGACGCGCCTTCGAGCCTATCATTTTTGGTGGCTCGGATGGCCGCGTGCATGGTGGTGAAGGTGATTATGTTGGAGGAACGGGAACCGTGATCCTTCAACTGACCACGAACTCCGAAAACGCGGGTGGCATCATCATGGAAGAATGGCCTTAAAGATGAAATGGCCTTGGGTCTCTCGCTATCGTTTGGAGTTTGTCGAAGGACAACTCCGCGCTTCAGAAGCCGAACGCCTGCGGCTGCAGGAGATGCTGCTCGCGGCGCACGCTCCTGCACCCAGCAAGACTGAAGCTGTGCCGCCAAAGTCTCAGTCTGAAGCGGAGGCAGAGACGGAAGCACCGAGCAAAGTGCTTCCGTTTACTCCTTTTGATCGTATGGAGCAGCGCGCAGCCGCGGCATTACAAAATGGCGAGATACCGCCGAAATTCAAAGCAGGAATTCGTTAACGATGGCTACTGCAGTGATGCCGATGACGGATGTTGACCCGATCTCGGGAAACCTCCCGCCCGGTGTGTTTCAAAATCCAGCCGCACAATACGCCGAACCCAGTAGCCAGAATCCCTCCCAGGTCGACCCAAACGATCAAAACTTCTCGACGAACGGCGTCTCTGACGCAGACCAGAAGATGCTCGTCGACATCATCACCGAGTACCGAGACAGTTGGGCTCAGGACCGTTTAATCCGTATTCGGCAATGGATGTTGAATCTCTTCTACTGGCGCGGGATTCAGGTGCTTCAGTGGGATAACGCCACAAACTGCTGGTACGACGCGCTCGCCTGGTCACGCAGCCAAGGTGCCCAGGATTCTGGCGAAGATACCGACCTTGAGCGCTGGATCAATCCACTGACTCTGATGTTTGGCAACGTCTTCAGCGGCGTGATGAGCCAGGAAGTTCCAAAGACGGTAGTCAAGCCGCAAAATGCCGATCCGAACCTCCAAGACACTGTAACCGCCAAAGCCGCGGTTGAAGCCATCCGCATCATCGAACGCAAAAACAATATGTCCTGGATGGCGTATTCAATCTTTGAAATGCTCTACCTCTTCGGTTCGTACTTCCGCTACACGCGCGCGGTAATCGATGGCGATATGTTCGGCTACGATGAGGAGCCAATTTTCGAGGATCTGGAAATCCAGACCGGTCCACACTACAAATGCCCACAGTGTGGCACCGAGACGCCGGCAACTTCGCCTGATGGCATGGAATGCCCCTCCTGTGGTGCTTGGATGGGCCAGGAGAGCTATTACGCTGCGGGCGAAGGCAACCGGATGAGCATGAAAATGGCGGGGACGAAAAAGACTCCGCGCGCCGGCGTCAAATGGACGTTGATTTCTCCGCTGGAATTCGATGTGGCTCCGACGGCGAAAGGACGATGCCCGCTGAAGCAAACTCCGATCGCCGCTTGGGACACGGAAATCGATCTCGGCGAAGCGTTTCAAATGTTCCCAAAGTTCAGAGACAGAATTGTTGCTGGCTCTGTCGCCACAACAACCTCGATAGCGAACGTCGAGAAACTCGCCCGCCAGGATGCAGTAAGCGCTTTAGGAGGCGCGACGGCTGATATCAGCCTTACGAACCCGACCTATTCGCGTGTCTGGATGCAGCCCATGTCCTACTACAAGAAAATGGACTGGGCTTTCGCAGATCGAATGACGAAGCAGTTCCCCGAGGGCTTGCTGATTTCGATGATTGGGGAAGTAGTAGTCGACATCCGGCCAGCAAATCTGCTGAAAGAAATCAGCCATGACGCTCTGTACGCGAACCAAGGCGTCTACTGCAACGCCCTCGCAAACACTGCTGTAAGCTTCAATGCGCGCTTTAACCGGGCAATGTGGATTCTCGATGACTGGGCGGCACGCGCTTCAACTGGACACAATTTCGTTGATGGCAGCCGAGTCGATACCGAGAAGATGAGCGGGAAGCAATTGGTGCCGGGAACTCTGACCGCATTGCCGCGGCGGATCAACGGCGAAGCGTGGCTCTCGATTCAAGATGTCATGGCACACTTCGACATGCCCATTAACCCCGCCTTATGGGGCTATCCCCAGATGCTGATGACCTTCTGTGAGCTGATCATCGGAATCCCGCGGCAGATTGCTGGTCAAGGGACTCAGCATGACGTTGACACTCTCGGTGGCCAGCAATTGATGATTGACCGCGCGCAAACGACTCTGAAGCCGTATTTCAAAGGCGCAGGCTACGAGCATGCGACGGCCAGCCAGAACGCGATCGAATGTCTCCAGGCTTTGATGAAAACCGGCGCAATCAGTGAAATCAGGGAAGTTGTTGAAACGAATGGTGGCGCCTTCCAGAACAACGAAGTCAAGTGGAACGAGATGCAGGGTAACGTGGAATTCGCGTATGACGAAGACCAGGAACTGCCGGTCTCGCCAGAAGACCTGAGAACATCAATCACAGCCATGTGGGAAGCCTTCACGCAAGGCAATGCGGCGGCAATCGAGTGGTTCGGAATACCAGAAAATCAGGATCTGGCGCTCAATACCATGCTGCCGGGCTCGGTCGTTCCCGATGAAGCGCAGCGGTTGAAGACTGAGGCCGACATTCAAACCATCTGCGACGAAGGGCCACAGGTCAAAATGAACCGTGATGGCAGTATCGGGAGCGATTTGCCAGTGCATCCGTCGAAGGCAGAGAACTTCGTAGTAGCGAAGCAGGTTGTTCAGCGCTACATCCTGAAGAACTTCCAATTGCGCACGGACGAACCGACGACCTGGATTTTGCTACATTCGTATTGGGAAGAGTTGAAAGATATGGAAACCCAGGTTGCCGCCGATCAGTCGAACCGGCAGATGCAAGTCACAAAAGCTGGGCAGCCTCCGCCCCCGCCTCCCGATCCGCAGATGCAAGCGGAGATGACTGCGCTTCTCCAAGCTGCTGGCCCGGCAATTATCCAGCTTGCAAAGATCATGCAGACTGATCCGATGCTCACGAAGGGGAACTTGAAAGATCAGGTCAGCGCGGCCAAAACAATTGTGGACACTACGGTGGACGCTGGTAAACTGATGGCCGGAGGGAAGTGATGCGGTACTTCGAAATCACTTACGAGTGGCATTCCCGGCCGCTGTATCGCAAAGGACGGCTTCGGCGCGACGCGTTCACCTTTGCCGGTGAGAACGTAACTGATGCTTATAAGCTTGCAGTCGAAGAGGGTAAGAAGAAATTCCCGCGTCACAAGTGGCAAGTCGTTGCCTGTCGTGAGATTCAGTTCGGCGGCAATGGCGCAGAATTTAGTGTCGAACTTCTAAAGGAGACATGCAATGCCTGAAACACCCGCAGCACCCGCAGCCCCCGCTCCATCTGCTCCCGCAGCGCCTAGCGCTCCGGCTCCAGCAGTCCCTACGCCCGCAGTACCTGCAGCGCCAGCAGCACCTGCGCCTGCGGCAACTCCAACGCCCGAAGGTGGGGCCCCGGCACCTGCGGTCGCGCCTGCGGCGCCTGCACCTGTAAAGTTCGACCCGCAGACCTCGGCCACTCCACCCAAAAAAGAAGACTACCCTCAGACCGAAGAGGGGCAAGATCAGCATGGCGAGGATATGGGCGCATGGGTAATCTCGCACCCCGAAGAAGCCGCCAGGTTGAGGGCGGAACGCCTCGGAGACACACTCGCACCGGCAGAACCGGACGCCATTACTGAAGCCGCGAAGAAAGTTGAAGGCGAGAAGCCTCCCGAGGCTCCAAAGACAGAACCGGCCACCGCACCGACGCCGGCAAAGATTGAAGAGTGGACAACCAAGAGCGCAAAACTCAAGGAAGCCTTCGCAGAGAATCCTGAACTGCAGGGCGAGATCATGCAATTGGCGCGCGAGAACGAAGCGGCTAAACCCGTGCTTGATATCGTGAGCACGAAAGAAGAAGCAGAGTTTGCCGTCGATCACGCCAACCGGCTTGTGAGCCTACAGGCAAACTGGATGCTCGCTGCCGAAGATCCCGAGATGGCTGGAACCGCATGGGCTCAAGTCGAGGATATGT